GCATTAATTCTATCACAAGTATTTTTACATATATTTCCTTCACAAAATTCAGATATTTCTTGTCTACCAGGATTTTCATCGGAAGTATCATTTGCTCGCGATTTGATATAAAAAAAACAGACTATGGCAATCAATACAAAAAGCCAATCAGGTATTCCTAACATTTACTATTATAAATAAATAAATAAATTTGATTTTTTTAATTTATGAGTATCAATAGTTTAAAATGAAAACTGTGATTGTAGTTGAATCACCTGCAAAGGCTCGTAAAATCAAAACTTTCTTCAAGGATGACACGATCGTCACCTCTTCTTTCGGACACATCATTGATCTTCCTAAGAAACAGATTTCTATCGATATCAAAAACAATTATGAACCGACTTACAAACCGATTGAAGGATCGGGTAAAGTTATCAGGGACCTCCGTAATTATTCTAAAGGTTATCGTGTTTTACTGGCTGCTGATGATGACCGAGAAGGGGATGCGATCGCTTACCATTGTGGCCAAGTAATGAATGTAAATTTCTTAGAAAAGAATAGGATTATCTTTCACGAAATCTCTAAGAAAGCGATTCACGAATCAATTAATAATGTTCATCATTTGGATATGAATTCAGTGAATGCTCAACAAGGACGAAGAATTTTAGATCGCCTAGTTGGATATAGTTTATCACCTTTATTATGGACGCATATTGATAGCAATGTAAAAGGATTATCTGCGGGCAGAGTTCAGAGTACTTTATTATTACTCTTGAAACAGCATGAAGATATTATTGAGAATCACGATCAAACTCATCAGACATCAAAGAATGAATATATAGGAAAATTTACTAATAAATCTGATTGTGAATTAATTCATAGAGAAGTAAAAGTAGAACCGAAAGAAATTTTGAATGATCTAATAATTAATCGTGATTATCGGATTAAGAAACAGTATCATAAAGAAGATAAAAAATATGCTGGGAATCCTTTCATTACATCATCTTTACAGCAAGCTAGTCAAGGTGAATTAGGATTATCAGTAAAAGCAACGATGAATATCGCACAGAAACTCTATGAAAACGGAAAAATTACATATATGAGAACAGATTCAACAAATATCTCATCTGATTTTCAAGGATTACTCTGTAATCATATTAAGGATACTTATGGTAAAAATTATTATCAACCCTGTAATTCAAATAAGAAAGTAAAAGGAGCACAAGAAGCTCACGAATGTATTCGGGTAACAGCGTTAGATCATGTTCTCAATGATAAATATTCTGATTATGATAAGAAACTTTATGAATTAATTAAGAAAAGAACAATTACATCTCATATGAAACCCGCCCTCTATGATAATTTAATCTATGAATTATCTAACGAAGAATTAAAAGATGGTCACTTCCAAGGATCAATAAGAGTGTTAGTATACGATGGATTTCTAAGATATTCGGATGATAAGTTAGAACTACATAAAAAGAGTACAGATTTACCCGATGAAATTTATCATTTAGATGAATGTATTTGTTCTGAGATTTCTAAGAATCCTCCATCCTATCTGAATGAATCCGCTATTGTGAAAAAGTTAGAAAAATCGGGAATAGGGCGACCCTCAACTTATGCTTCATTGATCTCAACATTATATAATCGTAATTATACCGAAATCAAAACGATCAAAGGTTTAACGATTGATAAGAAAACAATTACACTGAATAAGAAAGATAAACTGTCTGAGAAAACAAAGCAAGTCAAGTTACCTGATCAGAAAAAGAAAATTATCCTAACCGATTTAGGGAAACAAGTTTTAGAATATTTAATGAATCACTTCTCAATGATAATCAATATTGAGTTTACATCTCTTGTTGAACAAGATTTAGATAGAGTAGCTCACGGTGAAATAGACTGGCAATCAGTTGTAGGTAAAGTATATGATTCATTCAAGGATAATTTAATTATTCAGAGAGGTATTAAGAATAAATCTGAACCTTCTAAGGAGAGAGATTTGGGTGAATATGAAGGTCATAAGGTTCTTTTGAAGAATGGTAGATATGGTCCTTATGTATTTTACAAGAAAAAGAATATTGGATTATCTTATTTATTAGAAAAAGAACCTAAATCATATGAAGAGATTACCTTAGATTTTATCAAAGATACGATTCGGTATCCTTTATCGTTGGGTAATCATAAGGGATCAAAAGTAGAGATATGTTTAGGTCCTTATGGTAAATATATGAAATATAAGAAGAAGAATTATAGGGTTGATCAAAAAGATAATTATTCATTAGAGGAATGTATTAGAAGAATTTATTAAGAATTCATATGAATAGTTATCTTAATCTTTTCGGGTATTTTATCAGGTAGAAATGATTTCTGTATATATAAGGGTCCTATAACTATATCCTCTCCTTCTGACCCTTCTTTGACCTCTTGATATCTAATAGTATTTTTTGTTTCTTTTTCCTTGATAAATTCAAGAATTTTATCTTGTTCTAAACTCATTTTATTAATCATTATCCGATAATGTTTAAATGAATAATTAGTAAGGTTTGTTAATTATTATCATAAACGGTTTTACCGGGTTTCTTTCTACAACAACTAGATGTTATTTTTTCTTTATTAGTTTTTTTAAATTTTCGGTAGAATGTTGTTGGGTATCTAACATGATTTATTTCGCTTTCATTTGTTGCATCGTTATTCGGATCTAAGATGAGATCTCCATACCAGGGCCACATTTTATTATCTTCGCTATCATCTATATTTAATAATTCGGGATAATCCAATGTAATTTCTCTGATACATCTCTTCCATTCTACGGCTGGTATAAATGGATTCGTGGTTAAATATTGTGTCATTCCAGGAATATATTTTTTTTTAAATTCGTCATATTTTAGGCGATCTACATTTAACAATGATAATTGTATTTCTAAATCTTCACATAACGCATTTAATTCATATAAATATTTATCAATTTCGTTTATTTTTTCAATAAACATTTGTTTTTTGATCCATGCGGCGATCAGAGAAGTAGTCATAGAAGAAGTGGTTAATAAAATATTCACATAAGTATTATAATTTTCTATAGGAGCATTACTTTTATCAACATTGTTCGCGACAGTTAATCCCGATGTCAAAGTAGAAATAACGATAATCATCCAAGACCATTTATGCTCGCTTTTTTTAAGATTATCAAAATAAAAAGAACTAACGATTCTATTATATTTTAATCTCCATAAACATTTTTGAAATCTATATCGTTTTATATTAGACCATTCATTAACATCGCTATCATGTTCTTCAAACGTATTGGAATAAACATATTTAATTTTACGTGGCGTCAGTGTCATATCTTCGCTCACATCACTCTTATTACTTGAAATTGTATCTCTCTTATTTTTCAGATCGTCTATTTCCAATGAGTTCCTACTAATATTTTCTCTTAATTCTTTAAGAGAAAAGATATCTATTTTAGGTTCTTCATCGGTATCAGTATCTGTAACTAGATCTATTTCGGGTTCATTGTCAGGACCCATCTCGGAATCAACGAAAGTATCTGTCTCTTCGTCCGACATAATAAAATATAGTAGATAATAATAGGATGATATTTAGTAAAACAAAGAGAGAAATATATTATCTATTATCTGTCTTATTAAGATTATATGATCTTGAAATAATTCACAAGATTTACAATCATAAAAAATATTTAGAAGAAAATGAAAATTTAGCGTGGTATCTTTCATTGGGTAAAAAATATAATAAACTAAATGATAATCTTGGTATTAATTTTATTTTATTTAATCCTTATCATGAAACATATAAATCATTAAAAATATATCATCAGAGAACATTTCATCTAAAAATTTTAATAGAAACGTTTGGTTTAAGAGGATTTAGTTTAAATGAAATTGATAATAATTATAGCTTGCCTTCATTGAATCAGCAGATTCAAATAGTAAATCATTTTGTAAATAAATATGGTATTTTAGAAATTTACAATAAAATTTTTCAATATAATTGTCATTTAACCGATTTAATAGGTAATAGATGTATAAGAAGTATTATCTTAAATCAGGGAGATTATAAATATAAAACGATCGCCTTAGTAGATAATAAATTTATTGATCCTATTGAGAGAATGTCTACATTATTATAAGATCTAACTATATATCTTATTCACGATATTATTTACCTTATAGAAGACTACATTATGATGTAGATCTTTTATATCTTTAGCATTAACGTAGGTACAAGTTGATCTTAGTCCACCTAATAAATTTTTGATTGTGTTTTCAACGGGTCCTTTATATTCAATTTTTACACACTTACCTTCACTAGAGCGATATTCATTGACTCCTCCATAATGTTTATTCATTGCTTCTGTTGAACTCATTCCATAAAAAATTTTATATAATTTATCATTTTCTTTGATTAGATCTCCACCCGATTCTTCATGACCAGCTAACATAGATCCCATCATAACGAAATCAGATCCTGCTCCAAATGCTTTGCCAGCATCTCCGGGACAGGTAATTCCTCCATCACATAAGATATGTCCTCCTACTTCGTGAGCCGCTTCTCCGCATTCCAAGAGAGCCGATAGTTGGGGCATACCACAACCAGTTTGTAGTCTCGTTGTACAAACAGAACCATTACCAATTCCTACTTTCACAATATCAACTTTTCCTTCAAGAATTAATTCTTTTGTTCTATCTCCTGTTACTACATTACCCGCGATAAGAATACAATGAGGAATTAATTCTCTGACTCTTTGGCAAAAGACTAATAAAGAATCCATATAACCATTCGCGACATCCACGCAAACTAAATTACATTTTTCGGGAGATATTTGATATAAACTTTCTAATTTTTTGAAATCTTTATCTCTGATACCAATTGAGACTATATATTTATTTCTCTCATTCTCGGGATATTCTTTGAGAAACTTGTGAAAACAAGTTAACATATTATGATTTTTTAATGAATGATACATTTCAATTGTCCCTACCGTATCCATATTAGATGCAATGAGAGGGACACCCTTCCATATTTGTTCCGAATGTTTAAATTTAAACTCTCTTTCAAGAGATACTTCAGATCTAGATCTTAAACTTGTATTTCGGGGTTGAATCAAAACATCACTGAAATCTAATTTTGTATCTTGGATAATTTTCATATCAGATTCAAGTATCTTCTTATTTTATCGTGAATTATGTTTAAATAATCTAAGAGTTATTAAAGATAAAGTTTATAATAGCGGATAACTAAATTCAATTTTATCTCCGTCTCTTAGTCGTTTTGTAATTTTATTATCTTTATAAGATCCACAGAGCGGATCAAATACTTTTATATTTTTAATATCTTGATTGAGGTGATCCTGGTCCACTAATGGAACTAAATATTCATTCCAACAACTATGTGATTCGCGTGGCATGAGTTGATCTACAAAATAAGAAGGATTTCTATATTGAATTAGATAATTAATATGTTTTTCCATCACATCAACCTTAACATCCTTTTGACAGTGATCACATTGACAACCCATTATCCATTTTTTATTTTCGGGTAATGTATTAAATGGTAAATGCAAGAAGTGAATATTCTTTTGTCTCGCTTCCCATAATGTTTTCTGTATGTAGTTATGATGTTCTAACCATGAAGGTGGTTTAGCGGTTAAGGGTACATATGATCTCCAAAAACTTCTCCAGGTTATAATACATAGTTTAGTTTGGATCTCTTTTGGTAATATATCTATCCAATCTTTGGTAGAAAGTTTATTCTCTTTCATCTCAAATGATATCTTATTCATCTTAGTCATCTTAGTCATTTTATTCATTTTATTCATTTTATTCATTTTATTCATTTTATTCATTTTATTCATTTTATTCATTTTATTCATTTTATTCATTTTATTCATTTTATTCATTTGAAATTTGATATATTAGTATTTGATATACTATTATTTAAATAATAAAATTGTATACTACTTAGCAATGACATTATTTCTTACAGCGAATAAAGATGTATTACATAAACTGACTGGTAAAAGATATCGCCAAGAGTATGATAACTTACGATTACAAAAAAAAGTAGATATAATTAAGAATATAGAAATCCTGATAGAAATAGAAAAGAAATTAACTCTAATGGATGAGATAGAGATCATTGAAAAGAATAAAAAAGAAGATTTTATTTATGAAGATTTTCTTGAAGTATTAAGATTGAAAAGAATTTTAAGGAGAGTTTATTAAATCTTAATCAGTTTTTGATGAATTGTTTTTGGATTCTCATTTTTTAATTTAATTTGTAGATTTTTCTTAGCATCATAATTACAGCTATGACTATGTGGATTCTGATGAAGAATACAAAACTTATGATTACAGCGACATGTAAAATGTATCATTTTTAATTTCTTATTACATTGATAACATCTTCCTGATCTTTCTTTTTTTTGTTCTACTTTTTCTACAGGTTTTTCTTTATCTTTATCTTTTTCTTTTTCTAATACAGATTTTTCTTTTTCCATGACGTTCATTTATTATGAATAATGTATAATATAAATCAAATTTTAATATGTTTCGGTAAGCGGGTAGAATCTGATCCTCTCTAAATTATGAGATTTTAATTTGTTAAGAAGCGAGGTCCGATGCTCATTGCCATTAATTCTTGTAAGAATAATTTACAGGCATAAGGGATATATATTTTAGTAAAATTACCATAATTATTACATTTATTACATTCATAGATATTATCTTTATGATTACCTGAGCAGATCATTTTACATTCATTACAGATAGTGACACTATATTTATCGGAAACATCCATTAATCTTTCTTTAAGGAAGTATGAGGCGCCGTGAGCGATCATACAATCTCGTTCCATTTCTCCGAACCGGAGACCACCGTGAGATAATCTTCCTTCGGCAGGTTGTCTTGTCATTGATACAACGGGACCACTTGCTCTGCTATGAATTTTATCAGAAGACATGTGTTTCAGTCGCTGATAATAAGTAGGACCTATATAAATTGAAGTTTTTAATTGTTCTCCACTAAATCCATTATATAATACTTCATTGCCGGTACCTTCGTATCCAGATTCTTCTAAGGTATGAATTACATCTTTGACATCCGTATCATTGAATCCCGTACCATCTCCATCATATCCATAGTTAGTACAGGCTTTACCGAGAATACATTCTAAGAGCTGTGCGATAGTCATACGACTTGGAACTGCATGAGGATTCATAATAATATCGGGTACAATACCATCTTTAGTTCTAGGCATATCTTCTTGTCTATAAACCATACCGACAGTACCTTTTTGACCGTGTCTGCTTGAAAATTTATCACCAATTTGTGAAATTTTAGATTTTCTAATTCTTGTGTTACAAAATCTGAAACCATCGTTATTAATACCGATCATATTATCATCAATGAAACCACTTTCATTAGATCTTGGTGCTGTACTTGAATCACGATAACCATAATCTTTATTCTTTTCCATAAGAGGTGTCGTTTTACCGATAATGATATCATCAGATGATACATAAGTATTTTTATCAACTAATCCGTTTTCATTTAATTTATCGTAATTACATGGTTTAGGATGTAATAATTTATTCATATCGGGTTTACAAAAGTTATCTTCTAAACCTGATAATTGATCTTTCTTTTCTTCATCTTTATATGATCTGTAAAAGGTTGAATTAAATAATCCTCTGTCTATCGCGGATTGATTGATAATAACACTATCCTCTTGATTATATCCACCATATGTAGCGATAGCAACAATAACATTAATACCAGCGGGTAATTCATCGTTATTAAAATATTTCATCATTTTTGTTTTTACGATAGGTTTTTGAGGATAATATAAGATATGTGAAAATGTATCGTATCTGTTATTAAAATTAGTCATGGGAACACCTATGGCTTGTTTACCCATAGCCGACTGATAAGTATTTCTTGGTGCCTGATTATGATTCAGGAACGGAATACACGATGATAAAACACCGAGGATAAATGAAGGATCTAATTCATAATGTGTATAATTTTTAGTCTTATCCTTGATATTTGTACCAATAAGAGTATTTTCAGTTTCATGAAAATCAATATATTCAATGATATCTAAATTAAATATATCATTCCATTTTAATTTTTTAAATTCTTCTGAACCGATGGTAAGATTTTCAATATCAGATAATAATGGTCGCGTACATCTGCCTTTATCCGAGAAAACATAAATCGTATATTGTTTGATATCCCAATAAATAGATGAATGATAATGAATACATTTCTTTTTCCGAAGATTCTTAAATTCTTTTACAAAGGAATCCGGATCACCAATATAACCCGTAATATCACCATTAATAAATAATTTCGTAAGACTATTTTTATTAAATTTAAAAATATCCAATTCACTAATCTGAGTAATATATTCGTTTAGATAATATAAGATGGGTGAACTTGAAATATCATTTGTAATTTCACAAGTGACTGAAAAGTTTTTAACAACTCCAATACTATGTCCTTCTGGCGTTTCGGATGGACATACATATCCCCATTGTGAATTCTGAAGTTTACGAGGTCCGATTAATTTACCCGAACTATCTATAGGTGTACTTATCCTCCTGAGATGAGATAGTGTACTCATCGTAGTCAGACGATTTAATACCTGAGAAACACCTTGTCTGTTAATTGTATTTTTTAAACCCCAATTACCAGTAGCAAGAGCGCTTTTTAATATATTTTCTATGTAATTTGGTTTAATAATTTTACTAATATTTAATTCATTAATGATTCTATTATCTTTGATAGATAAGATATCATCTGAAATATTTTTATTGATATATAATTTAATATCTTTTGATATCTTATTCATTCCCTGATAAATAAGATTACCCATTAATACACCCGCGACTTCAATTCTCTTATTGATATAACTATCGCGATTACTCGCTTTAATTAATCCAAGTGAATATTTTAATATTTTATTAATCATGATACCTAAGAAATGTATTTTCTTCATATCAGAATCTAGGTGAGGTAAAAGATCATTCTTCACAATAGATTTAGTATAATCAATTTTAATATCATCTGAGAAACTATTATTAGATAAATTAATATGATTAGAAAGATATTTTATCGCTTCCATTTCATTGTAAACATTTTCATTCTCAAGTAGAGAACCATATAAAATTTTAACTAATGCATTATCAATATCAGATCCATCATTGTCAATAATATGATAAAGTATTTCTTTATCGGTGGTACAACCTAAGGCCCTAAAAACTACCGACATTGGGATATCTTTTTTAATCCGAGGAAATTTAATATATAATTTAGTATCAAAGACAAGTGGTTTATTTGTCATTTTAATACTACAAGTTTTGACTACACCAAATGCTTCAGGAGAAACTGATTTAACTTCTGAAATATATTTATATTTCGTATTATTATTCGGAGCAGGATATAAATGAATAATATTTGGAACAACTTTCTCTTGAGTGATTAAAACTTTTTCATTACCATTAACAATTAGATAACCACCAGTATCATATTTACATTCACTTAAAATATCCTCCTTATAAACACAATATTTAGATTTTAAAACAATCGGAATCTTACATAGAATAATATTCTTTAATTCATATATCTCAGAGTTTTCATTGACTTTATTCTCAATTAATATATCCACAACAACCTGAAGAGAATAAGTATAATTTTTTAATCTCGCTATATTAGGTGTCATGACTTTACTACAACCATTCTTTTCGGTATAGGATGGTCTTTCTAGTTTTATATTTTTAACAGAGAATTCAGTACTATCAATCCCCGCTTTTTTAATATTAACTTTTACGGGGAAAACATTTGAAATAATACTGGGTAAAATATTATCAATTAAATCATTATAAGATTCAATATGATGATTGATTAATATATGCTCTCTGGAAAAGTATTCATGAATAATATGATTGATGTGATTTTTATCAACCATAAGTTGAAATAAGTATTGTAAATTAACTTTAATTAATTTTAAATCAAATTTTTAAAAAATGTAATTAAGGATTTATTTATTTATGTTTTAATGCTAAACTCTTAAAGCTATCGGGGATATCATTACACTCAAAGACTTCTTTTATTTCCGATTGTAAATCATTCAGTCTTTCTTCAATATATTTACTGAATTCAGGAAAAATATCATAAGTTTTATAAAATGCTAACCAATCCATATATTTAACCCGATAGATCTCTTGGGACGTTATTGTTGTCTGTTTATCGTCCGCTATGAATCTAAATTCCTGAAATATCTTTTGAATCTGTATTATAATAATAACGCATTGAATTAACATGGGATCTATTTTAAGACCGGTTTCTTTACATAATTGTACTGTTAATTTAAAAATACGAGAGGGATTTAATGACCAAGGTCTAATTTCATCATTATTTTCCCTTAAATACCGATGAACAACATTGTAATATTTTTCCTTATTGTTGTCATCGTATTTTAAAAGATATAATAAGACATTTGTCATCCTGTCATAATCTATCGCTTCATCCGTATCATCGCAATCCTCAAATATATTTACCGAATCATTTGTATAAGATCGTTTATCACCTTTTATTTCCCAACAAAAACCAAAATCATAAATAATTAATTTATGTTTGTTGTCTTCTCCTATTTTGACTTTCCAGTTTCCTTTATGTAGATCGCCATGTATAAAATTACATATCTGTTGATTATTTCTTATGAAAGAATTTAATAGCACAGCAATCTTATATTTATGATAGTTATCACATTTTAAATTCTCATATGAAACACCCTCTTCATAACTCATTATCATAATGTTTTTACTACATCTAATTAATCTAGGAATGATTAGATAATCATTGTCTTTATAGTTTTCCTGAAATCTTAATAAATTATTACTCTCATTGATAAAATTACTCTGTTCATCAAAACTATCCAGAAAACTATTAATATCAAAAGGAAATTGAGTATCCAATAACTTTTGAATGAATGGTACTCTCCTACAAAGATTATAATATATTCTGAAATAATAAATATCCCGATGAACCGACGGATGTAATATTTTCATAACATATTTATTAGGGTGTTGATATTTCGTTAATGTTTTTTCCTGAACAAGATAAACTTGACCGATGCTACCCGAACCGATCGTATCTAAGATTTCATAATTATCGGTTAAGGATTCGCCAAAATCTCGCTCATAAAGTTTCAATGTATGATCTAAATTATGATAGTTACAATTTTCATAGAAATCTTCTAGCTTCTTCAACCATAGCGGTTTATGATCATCTAAAATATCATTTTCGTCCAAATACATGATCTCTAATTTAGGAGTCATCCACTGGCAAAATTTAATCGCCACAGAACCACATGCTTTTATATTCTCAATCACATCTTCCAATAACAATACATTATGCGAATTATTTTTATTGTAGAAATGAATATAATTATAAACCCTGTAAACCAATTTTGTATACCGATAAAAATATGTAAGAAGATTTATCATTTACTTACCTTATTTAATTATTATTAATAAATAAACTTAAGTTTATTTAAAAATAATATAGTATCCTTTAAATTATAATGAGTTTACAAAAGAATATTAGAGATCTAATACATTTCTATGTGAAAATGAATTATGAATCTCATTTAAGTGAACAGAATATAAAAATTATTCCCGAAGATGAAATTGATAGTATTATTACAAAATTATATGATGATAGAAAAGAACATATTAAGGAATTCATATTAGAATCCTTAAAAAAGATGTATCAAGATACAGATGAAGAATATCCGGGTGATAGAAATGTAAAAAATATTTTACTGAATATCTTTCAGGATGATGCATTATGTAAGAATCGGTTAACATCTGAAATAAGATTACATCAGCAGACGATGAGAGGTGAAAAAAGTAATTATCATAAATTATTTCAATAATGATCTATGATAAATTATTTCAATAATGATCTATGATAAATATAATCTATGATAAATTATTTCAATAATGATCTATGATAAATATAATCTATGATAAATTATTTATCTCAAATTAATTTATAAGATATACTATCTTAATGAAAGGATTAGAAAATGTGAAAATGATAAAATCTCCTAAAGTATCTCCTAAAAAAAGAAATAATAAGAGTTATGATAAATTTTTAAAGAGTCATCCGAAATCACAACACGATCCGAAATCACAACCAGATAAAAATAAAAAAGTGATAAGAGTTCAGAGAAAACGTCAATCTCCTAATAAGATAAGTAGAGATATCCGAGATATTAATAATATAGAAAGACATATAGAGATTAATAAATCTATTAAAGTTCCTACTCAGAATAAAAGCAATGATAATAAACCGATAAATCATATTATTGAGCAACCAGT